TACTCTGAATGAAACTTTTCATCAATTCCGTCCAAACTGTCAAGTTCTAAATCAAGTGCCATTTTAAACCCTCTCGGTTTAAGTTTATTTGTTAATTGTCCATCTCAGACAATTATGTACCATACGTTAATTTACACACAAACAAAGAGTTTGTCAACCTGTTTCTTTATTTTTTTTACAATCCCGCCTTTTCGAAAGCTAAAGGTTCAAGTTTTCTTAATTCATCTAAGCTTATTTGTTGAAAATCTTTACCTACATTTATCCTCCTGAATCGGTCTGCACTTATTCCACCATCACGAAACAACCTTGCTCTTTGTTTACCAAGTGCGAACTCCTGAACCTTGTCAGGTTGTGTTTTAAGCCATTCATAATAAGATTGCTTTGCTGGAACATATTCAACTTTTCCAAATTCGTTTCTTGCTGCCCTTGTCGAATTCGAATCGAGAAAAGAATATCTTTCATCAAGTACAGCTGCGGTTGTGGTCCTGCATCCTATATGATATGGTGGGAACTCACCAGAACCAATAGGATATATTAACCCATCTCTTGACCTGCATTCTGCGGTTGTGCTATCATCCAATGTTGCAACAATACGAACGCCTTTAACAATATCCTTGTTTTCTTTCCACGTTTCTTGACGGGCTTCATTTGCTGTATGTTGTAAAGCTGTTCTTGTAACAAGTGTTATATCTTTTTTACCCCTTGCCAATTGCCCATCAGCAAATTTTAATCCTTTAGTTCCCTTGATCTCCCTTACAATTTGTGGTGTTGTTAATCCTTGAGTATATCCATTACGGATTATCCCACCGACCTTTTTAATTGTACGTTCTGACCACTCTTCAAAAAACGGTTTTAGCAAATATCCTTTGTAATCCTTGGTGTTTAATGGTGCCATAAACACAGCAGATTGTAACTGTTTACGACTGGGAGCAACAAAATCGAATTTAACAACTTGTTCAAGGGATTTTATTTCAAACTCAGATTCGTATTTCGCAAAGTCAACAACCTGATCTTTCCACACGCCATAATAGTTTTTGTAAATGTCTGAAATATCTTCCTGAAGCTTAGCAATTAGTTTTTCAACTCTATTCCTTGAAAATTCTGTCAATTGCTTTGTGGCAATTCTTTTCTCAAGTGATTTTACCATTTGTTTAAGAAATGGATCAAACTGATTAGCAATATGCGTTTTGTGACCTTCCAGAAATAACTGGTGTCTTGTTGCAATGTTAATCAGTTTTGATGGTGTTTTTGCCATGTGTTAATCTTCGTCCCCAACGCTAAAATCTGGCATTGTTACTTTAGGGCTTTGCTCTTCAAGCTCTTCAAGTATTTCTTCTGTGTTTTGCTCTTCATCTTCAATACCATGCTTCTTCTGCCAATTTACAAAAGCTTCTTTTCTGTAATGGCCAGCTGTAATCGCATTTGACAAAGCGGTTATCATCTGTGCATCTGTTTTGTATGATTTAAAATCTTGGAAAATGGTATATTCAAGATCATCAGGAACCGGAATATTCATAAAGTCACATACCCAGTTCAAACACTTTGTAACAGCTTCACTTATATTGCTTGCTATAAGGGAAAGTTTTGAATGTTGTGTGTCTTGTTCACCTTCCGATTGTGTTGCAGTCTTTACAGCACTTCCAGGCATTATAAATGATCCACCAAGGCCAACAATATCATTTACTTTTTTGTCCATTGCTTCACGTACAATCTGGTTTGGTTCACCTTGTGCAAATCCCAATGTTCCACCTTCGCCAAGTCCGATAAGTCTACCACAACCAAAATAAAAGCCGTTTTCTTCCATCTCCTTTATTTCTGTCATTGACAGACCTGAAGCCCAAGGTTGTATAACTCCGCAAGTATGGCAAGAATCTTCATAATCAGCACTGTTATTATAATGCCCTATGTTAATTTTACAAATTCCATACAATGGAGGTTGACTCGTTTCTTTCGTATTTGTTTCAGAACCAACAAAGGCAAATGGAATGTAATTCAAATATTGGCCATTGCCACCTTTTACAAACGTTTCATTTACCATTTCCCATTTTTCTTTTATGTTTCTCCATTCCCTTGAAACATAAATACCATTGTCTAAAAGCAATTCACGTATCACTGGAATTGTTTCGTAGTTCTCTTCAACGCTTGTAGAAAGCCTTACCCTTGACAGCACACAAACACCGCCTACAGTAATAGTTTCAACAGGCAATAATATCTGTTCTGGTTTGAAATAATGAATCGTTGAAATATACTTTAACTCTGCCATGTCAGTTGCGCTTGGTTGTTCGTCAACCTGTGGAAAGTCAACAAGCAACCCAGCTTTACCTTTTCCAATTACTTCTTTAGCGACCATTTGAGATAATTGATAAATGGAAATTCCTTCACCATTTACATTTTTTTCTACATATTCAATCAGTTTCGGAACATTTAATTTTGGCCACCTCTTGAACAATAAACCCAGAAGAGTTTGCCTTGTAAATGAAGCTAATTCGTAAAATATAGCACGTTCCCTAAACAGTCTGTTGCGTTCTATATTTTTAAGACTTGTATCATTTGCATTCAGAGTCTTTATATAATCTTCTACATTTTCCACATTGCAAATGTCATCAATGATTTTCCATTTTTTGACAAATTTTTTGTATTCATCATTTACATAATCAATTTCTTTTTCAGCCATTATTATTATCTCCCGAATCCGATTTTTGAATAAAATACTTTTTTGTTAACTGGCATCTCAAATGCTATCGGATAACCAAAAGCATCATTACCATGGTCAAAACCGCTTTTTTTGTCAGGTTCCCCATTGTCATCATAAGCCTGTTTTTCAAGGCATTCTGCAATATCTGGAGCAAGTCGATCATTTACTAAAACCTTACCGTCTTGAAAAGCCTTGTTTACTGAATTGATTCTATCTTTTACAAACGGGTTTATTTTGTTAGCCTTTACCCTGAACCTTGATTGTTCAAGCAGCGAAATATCAGAAATAGATGCGTTTACAGTTTTCCTTGATTTGCCAGAAGCATCAGGGTAAATTGTTATTTCGTTTTTCGGATATTTTTCTTGCAATATTCGTATTAATTCAGGAGTATCATAAACACCTTTTAACTGCCCGACACAATGCCAGACTTTTCCCCTTTGTACAAATATTGCAGACCACATGTTACCAACGTTAAAATCTTGACCGATAAATATCGGTTCTCTTTCTCTTACGATTTCTTTTGACCTGTGATTTTTTCTGTTGTAATACTTGTATACGGTTCCAGAATTCAGGTTTGTAAACTCACCATTGATATATGCAAGCGCAAGCTCAGGGGTATAACTCTCTAAAAGAGAGGGTATGAAATCAGGTGGTAAATATTCTTCATTTTCATATGTTGACGCTTGAACCATCGAATATGATTCTGTTGGATTTAATGCGAATTTATCATAAACAAAATTAAAACCTTCAGGTGTGGTTGTTACTCCAATTGTATTTGTAACACCAGGGATTACCAATCTCAACCTTGCAATAATCTTTCTCCACGCAATTGCAGCTTTATCTTTATTTAAAATGTCTATTTCATCAACTAAGGCATTTGATATTTTAAAACCAACAATTGAATTTGGAATACTCATTGATCTGCAATAAATCAAACCATAGTATAGTTTACCTCTGAATAAATGAACCTCTTTGTTGTTTTGATTTATGGCTATTTTGTAACCAAAATTATAAGCCACCTCTTCGAGTGTTGGCCAGAAGGTGTTTCTAATATCCCTGATTGTTGGAGCAAAATAACCCTGTGTTGTCTTTGGGTGCCTTGATGCGAATATTAATAAATCGTTACAACCAACAAATGTTTTGCCAGAACCAAAGCCGCCAATGAAAGCCTTAAATTTTGTATCTAATACATTTAAAAACGCATTTTGTGGAGCACTAAGAGTCAGATTCACTTTTATCAATCTCTTTCTTTTTACCTCTTGTTATCTTTACATCAGAAACAGCAGGTTTAACCTGAAAATTTATTGTTAATGGTGGAGCTTCTTCATCTGTGTTTTTATCCTTGTTCTTTAATCCAAGTTCGGCAGCAATTATGTTGTGTTCGAATAGTCCAGCAGCAGCACCTGTAAACTTCTGATTGTAAATTATTTTACTTACGCGTGTACAGACTTCCTTAAAACCCGAACGTTTTTTGTATTCATACCATGTGTTTTCGTCAATGTCAAGAAACAATAGTAAGCCATCTAAAGTCATTGCCCGAAGCTTATTCATACCTGTTTTTAGTAGTTTACCTTGTGAAGCAAAGGCTTTTTCTTCGACAAGAGGATTATCTTCCACCCATTGGAAATATTCTTCACATGCTTCTAATAATTTTTCAGGTGATTTAAATATTAATTCTCTGCCAACAGATGTTCTCATTTTCCAGAATTGGTTACCTATTGAGAATCTGCCGTTTTTGTCTTTCCAGTTTGGTTCTGGTTTATCAACCTGCCTATCTTTTTTAACCATAATTTAACCTTATTTGTAAGTTTAAACAAAAGAACAAGTCCCCCAGAAAAAGAAAACTCCACCATTTCTTTACCTGTTAGCCGGGTTGAGCTACTTTCTTTTGTTAAT